ACGAGTATGGAAAAGAGTAAGAGATTACTATGTTAAAGAGCATCCATTTTGTGAGGAGTGCTTTAAGAGAGGAATCATTGTTCCTGTAGAAGAAGTGCATCACATCAAACCTCTTTCTGAAGGTGGAAATCATAATAAAAGTAATTTGATATCTTTATGCAAATCCTGTCATGCAAGAATCCATGCAGAAAGAGGAGACCGTTGGAATAAAAAGTAAATGGGGAGGGGGAGTAAAATCTCTACAAACCTATCCACTGGGGAACGGGCGTGGGGTCTCACGCACAAAAAGAGAGGTTCAAACAGGGTATTAAAGAAAGTAAAAATTTAAGGAGTGATAATTTGGCTAAAGACGGAACATATAGAGGAGGAAGAAGGGTCAGAGCTGGAGATAAGCCAAAGCCAGTAGCTGAAAAAATACAAGCTGGGGAAATAGTAAAAATACTAGCAAATGATATACCAGATGAATACTACGCAGAACTGGAATCTGTAGATTTACCAGAAGGGGTAGAACTTGAAGGCATGGATATGCCCAAACCAAGTGAGTATCTATCTGCTAAGCAAAAGAGTGGGATCCCGCTTGGAGCAGACCGCATATATAAAGAAACATGGCAGTGGCTAAAGGAAAGAAAATGTGAAAAGCTGGTGAACAAAAGGCTTATTGAATCTTATTCACAAGCATTTGCAAGGTATATTCAGTGTGAAGAAGCAATCAGTAGGTACGGAATGCTTGGAAAACATCCAACCACCGGAGGTGTGATTGCCTCTCCATTTATACAGATGTCTAGTCAGTTTCAAAAGACAGCGAACCTAATTTGGTATGAGATTTATGATATTGTAAAGCAAAATTGTACAGAAATTTTTGAAGAAGAAAGTAATGATCCTATGGAAAGACTACTGAGAGGAGGAAGGTAGAAAATGATAGAAAAAGTAAATCCAATGCATCCTGATAAAATAGCAGATAGAATTGCTGGTGCAATAGTAGATTTAGCATATAAGATAAATGACAACCCTAAGATTGCAGTTGAAGTGTTAATTGGACACAGTGTGTGCCATGTTATCATAGAAACAACAGAAAAACTCTATCAGGAGCCAATTGAAAAAATCATTCATCGTATCGCAGGCGATGTGAAGGCAGATATTGTGATTGTTCCTCAAGATGTACATTTGACAAACAATCAAAAGAACAAGGTTCGCTGTGGTGATAATGGTATCTTTAAGGGAGTGCCTTTAACAGATGAACAGAAGGAACTATCAAAAATAGCAAGAGAAATTTATAATAAATATCCGTATGATGGTAAGTATATCTTAGATGAAACAAGGCTGATTGTTTGTCAGAGTAATGCTAAAACATCAGAGCTTAGAGAAATCTATCCCTATGCAGAAGTAAATCCACTAGGAGATTGGACTGGTGGAACTGATGTAGATTCAGGAGCTACCAATAGAAAACTTGGGTCAGATATGGCAGATTCCGTAAATGGTGGAGGACTTCATGGGAAAGACTTGTCAAAGGCCGATGTATCTGTAAACATCTATGCTTTTCTAAAAGCACAGGAGATGGACGAAGAAGTTAAACTTTGCTGTGCAATTGGGGATAGAGAAGTAGACGGTAAGTCTTATGATGAGATAGTAAGAGTAGCGAAAGAATATATAGACTCCGTAGGTGGATTTGAAAAATTTGCCGAGTGGGGTCTTTTTTAATGGGAGGAGTTTATGGAAAAAGAAATGCAGTATTATCTAGCAGATATTAATGACCTCATTCCATATATTAGAAACGCTCGTACCCATTCAGAGAGTCAAATAGCTCAGATTGCTGCAAGCATAAAAGAGTTTGGTTTTTTATCTCCGATACTCATAGCGGAAGATAATACAATTTTAGCCGGACATGGCAGACTTGCAGCAGCTAGGAAACTTGGGCTAACGAAAGTACCATGTGTAAAGGAAAGCCACCTAACTGAAACTCAAAGACGGGCATATATTATTGCAGACAATAAACTATCACTTAACGCTGGCTGGGATGAAGATATACTTGCGATTGAACTTTCTGAATTACAAGGAGCAGATTTCGATTTAGACCTATTAGGCTTTGATGAAAGTGAACTTGACAGTATTTTTGAAGATGATAAAGAAGTTGAAGATGACGATTTTGATGTTGAAGAAGAACTAAATAAACCATGCTTTTCTAAAGCAGGCGACATTTGGACACTTGGTAGGCATAGACTTATATGTGGTGACTCGACAAAAGAAGAAACATATAAAAGCTTAATGGAAGATAAGAAAGCAAATCTTGTAGTAACCGATCCACCTTACAATGTCAACTATGAGGGCAGTGCAGGCAAGATTAAAAATGATAATATGAATACAGATAAGTTCTATAACTTCTTGCTTGATGCCTTTTCTAATATGGAAAAGGTGATGGCAGATGATGCCTCTATTTATGTTTTTCATGCAGACACGGAAGGTTTGAATTTTAGAAAAGCATTTAACGATGCAGGATTTTATCTATCAGGCTGTTGCATATGGAAGAAACCGTCACTTGTTCTTGGCAGAAGTCCATATCAATGGCAGCATGAGCCATGTCTATATGGTTGGAAGAAGAAAGGAAAGCATCAGTGGTATTCAGGAAGAAAAGAAACCACCATATGGGAATTTGAAAAGCCTAAGAAAAATGCAGAACATCCTACCATGAAACCTGTTGCACTACTCGCGTATCCTATTACTAACTCAAGTATGAGTAACACCCTTATACTTGATCCATTTGGTGGTAGTGGTAGCACGTTAATTGCTTGTGAGCAAACAGACCGTTCTTGTTACACTATTGAACTTGATGAAAAGTTCTGTGATGTAATCGTCAAAAGATATATTGAGCAGGTTGGAACAAATAAAGATGTATCAGTGTTAAGAGATGGAAAAGAATATCTATATAGCGAGGTGACTGCTGATGAGTAAGGAATTAACTCTTGGCAGTCTTTTTGATGGAAGTGGAGGCTTTCCGCTTGGAGCAAAGCTATTGGGAATTAAACCTATATGGGCATCAGAAATTGAGCCATTTCCCATCAGGGTTACAACAAAAAGAATGCCGGAAGTAAAACACCTAGGGGATGTATCAGATATAAAAGGCTATGAAATAGAGCCGGTGGATATTATAACTTTTGGTAGTCCCTGTCAGGATATGTCCATAGCAGGGAAAAGAGCGGGACTTAACGGTTCTCGCTCTAATTTATTTTATGAGGCAATAAGAATTATTAAAGAAATGAGGGAGAGGACGAATGGAACAAAACCAAGATATATCATTTGGGAAAATGTCCCAGGGGCATTCTCCTCAAACAAGGGAGAAGACTTTAAAAAAGTACTTAAAGAAATCTGTGAAATCAAAGGATATCAAACTGATGTGCCTAGACCTAACAGGTGGCAAAATGCAGGCCTTATCCTGGCAGATGATTTCAGCCTCGCATGGAGGGTATTTGATGCTCAGCACTGGGGAGTTCCCCAGAGAAGAAGACGAATCTATCTTGTCTGCGATTTTAATGGAGAAAGTGCCGGAAAAATATTATTTGAGTCCGAGGGCATGCCTTGGCATCTTGAAAAGAGCAAATGCCCGTGGAAAAGAACTACCGGAAATTCTAAGACTTGCACTAGAAACGGGGTCGAAAACCTGTGCTTAAATGACCAGGGTGGTCAGAGGATGGATGTTCATGAAAACAAAAGTGGAACAATTACTGCAAGCGTAGGTAATCATCCGCCATTAGTATTCGAAAATCATGGACAGGATTCTAGATTCAAAGGTCCAATTGATATTAGTAATACACTAGGAGCAAGTCTTGGAACTGGTGGAAATAATCAACCTTTTGTAGTTGAAGATAAAATGGATATATTTGATGTCAGAATCACGTCAGAAAACACAAAGAATCATAGAGCAAATATCTATGAAACGGATGTTGCGAGGACCATAAACACTGGTTTAAATTCACCGGATGCTAATCAAGGCGGTCTTGCTATTGTTTATTCAACAAGTAAAAATTCGCATCATACTGAGGCAGTAGAAAATTTAGCGAATACTTTAGTAGCAAGTGACTATAAAGATCCTCCAGTTGTTAATGATATGGAAGGTAAAAAATATATCGTGCGAAGGCTTACACCAAAAGAGTGTGGAAGACTTCAAGGTTTCCCAGATGGTTGGTGCGATGAACTTGAAACAGAAAATCCTAGCAGTGAAGAATTAGAGTTTTGGTCTGAAGTCTTTGAAACATATAGAAGAGTTGTAACAAAAGCTACTAAGCCAAAAAGTGAAAAACAGATAAGAAAGTGGCTTAAAAACCCTCATACTGATTCAGCCGAATATAAGATGTGGGGTAATGGTGTAGCACTTCCTAATGTCTGTTTTGTACTAGCAGGAATTGTGCATTTTTTTAATAAAGAACAGAAATGACTTGCTATTTACAGCCTTTAGAGTGATATATGTACATACCAAATTAGAGGAGGTAAAAAGCATGGAATTAAAGTATGAAATGAAAGGTGCTGAAAGAAAAAAGTTAGTTCAGGCAATTGAAGATTTAACCGGCTACAAAGCCAAATACCTAGGAATGCCAAGTGCAGCATATGAGATTGGCGCATTTACTGTGAGTAAAGAAGGAACGGTTACATCAAAGGCAGATGAAAACCTAGAAGATCTTGAAAAAATTTTAGCAGGTGATTATGGGATAGACCTTCCACAAAGGGAGACTGTGGCCACACAGGGGCTTACAGTGGCAATTCCAAGAGATAAGGTAAATTTATCCAAGCTAGAAAAAATCTTTGAAAACAAGGGCGATTTAATCAAAAAGGCACTAGGAGTTACAAGTCTTGAAATAGAGGAAGATGAAGAAAAAGTAAGTTTTCCTTGGTTTGAAAATATCGATAACGAACATCTAATGACATATACAAAATTCATTGCAGCACTTTGTAAGTTGAGCATAAATGCCAAACGTATTAACGAATCTTCCAAAGAAGTTATAAATGAAAAGTATGCCTTTAGATGTTTTCTTTTAAGACTTGGTTTTATAGGCTATGAATTTAAGCAGGATAGAAAGATACTTCTTGAAAAATTATCTGGTTCTTCTGCATTCAGAAATGGAGGTCATAAAGATGAGATTTCCAAGTAGAGATGTTGTAGAGGGGATAAGAAAAAGATATCCAATAGGAACTAGAGTGGAACTTGTCTTTATGGATGATATTCAGGCACCACCAGTAGG